AGCGCGGCCGCAACCGCTTCCGCCCCCTGCTCGTACTGCAGCGCGTCGAGCAGGATTCCGAGCAGCGCGCCTTCGCTGTGTTCCACGACGAGCTCGCCCAGGTCGCCGGTTGCGATCTGATCTTCGGCAATGCGCTCCGCTTCCTCGGTCGCCCACAGCGACCAGTCGTTCTCGCGCTCGAATTCGGACTCGGTCATCTCGGCTCCCTGCTGTTGGTGGTGACTACTCGGCGACCGCGACTTCGAGCAGTTCGACGGGCGAGTCGCGGCGCGATGTGGTGGTGCAGGTCGTCAAGAGCGGCGCAAACAGTCCGCACTCATAAGCGAGCCAACCGACGACTTGATACGACTCGGCGCAGATACGTTCTAGGTTGCTGATGCTGCTGCGCTTAGTCACCGGCTCACCCTCTCCATCGCCGCCAATGCCGCGCAGGCCAACGGGTTAGCAAGGCGTGATGCCTTGAACTCGCTCCACTCCATCGGGGCGAAGCCGCTGCGCCGTGCCCAAGACTCGTGACGGCGGTATGCCAGAACCAACGTCTCCAGGGTCGGCGTGTGCATTTCGTTCATCTCGGTTGCTCCTGTGCGTTAGGGGAGGCGACAGGAGAACGATAAGCCGGCTTACGTTCTTTGTCAAGCGCGCTTATGCGTTGGACGAAAAAAAACCCGCCGAAGCGGGGTTGCGCGTTGTCCTCGTTGTGTATCAGCAGTCGTCGCCGCGCGCTCGCTTGCCCAGCAGGTCGTGCAAGGCGTCCACCATGCCCCTAGCGAAAGTTGGGTTGCGATACGCCTCGCCGGTTGTGTCCACGATGTACTTTCGGCGCCGGTACATCGCGCAGAAGGCCACGCCGATCAAGTCGCCCTGCCTGGCATCCTGCAGCAGCTCTTTCAGGCACTCCACGGTGTCAATCGACAGCGCATTGGGGTGCTGGACCAACTGGAACGGACGCTTCACTTCCGCCCCCGCTTCCTCTCGTCGCGTTGACTGCGCGGCCCCTCCGCTGCCTGTTTCTCTTCTGTTGCACGTCGATGCTTCCATCCACCACGCCCTCCGGTCGGCGGCGAGTTGTAGCGCGTGAACGCTGCTACCAGGTGCGCCGCCATTTCTGCAACGTCCTTCTTCTGCTCCGCTGGCAGAGCATCGAATTCATCTTGTGAGAACGGCTCCGGCAGGCATGTGACTTCGGTCACGGCATAGACCCTATGGCCTAGTTGGGAATTCGCAACCTGCCGAACCATCTTCGGCCCTTCCCCCCGTGCTAACCACAAGGCCGAGAACCCCGATTCGCGTTCGAGCATAAGCGCGGCTTTGAGGTTCCCGATTGTCTTGATCTCTTTCGGCCCGCCCCCTATCCATTGCGATACGGCCGACGTTGACACGCCAGCGATAGACGCGATTTTCGTAACGCTCCAGCCAGTCGCGTCCATGAATTCTCTGATTCGTTCTTCGAGTGTCGTCATGGTCGCGCGATTTAGCCCGCTTTCATCGTTAGCGGGCTTGCGGCCGGTACGTAAGCGCGCTAAACTACGGCCATGCTCAAGTCGCACGCCCTCGAATTGCTCGGCGGTATCAAGGACGCAGCAGATGCCATCGGGGTCACGCCGGCCGCCATCTACCAGTGGCCCGACGAACTTCCCAAGCGTTTGGAAGATCGTGTCGTTGCTGCCATAGCTCGCAAGCGCAGGCCAAAGTGGATGCGCGACCTCGAAGCCGGCCCGGTCGAGCCGGCCTGATCCTTCGTTCACTTCTGGCGCGCTATGGCCGATCTCGTCGATTGCCGATCCAAGATCACCGCCGAAGCGGACCTGATGCTCACGGCCCTCTCCATATCGACCGGAAAGGACAAGTCCGAGCTGGTGCGGGAGATTCTCCAAGGCTGGTTTACCTCGCGTTGGGAAGAACACGAAACGATTAAACGGTTGTTCTTCAATCGGCGCGAGGGCGGCGATAGCGCCAACGAGGGCGCACCGGGGAACAGCAATGCGGAGACCCGAAAGTGAGCGCCTCCAACCGATCGTCCCGCCTGCCTGAGTCCCAACGCGACGCTGCCAACGGGGCTATGCGCGGGCAGGCGGGACGACCCTACAGAAGCCTTCTGCGCGCCACGCGCCGGGCTCGCCGGCTGGCGGTCATCGAATCCCTGATGCCGGGCTCGCGCGGCGTGCGGCTGCGCGTGCTCGTCAAGCTGTGGATTCGCGAGGCGGGGCGAGCGTGAGAAAGCGCAGCTACGCCCCCCGGCGATTCTGGTCGGACTCCGAGATCGCGCAGTTGCGCGAGCGCTATCCGACGACGCCCACCAAGGTGCTCGCCGCGGTGATCGGCCATTCCGTTTCTTCGACCTACGGCAAGGCCTTCGAGCTGGGGTTGAAGAAGAGCGCCGAGTATCTCGCTGGCCCGGATGCCTGCCGCCTTCGTCGTGGTGATGCCGTGGGCGCGTCCACGCGGTTCCGACCAGGTCAGGAGTCGTGGAACAAAGGCAAGCGCTTCGTCGCCGGCGGTCGCTCTGGCGAGACGCGGTTCCAGCCCGGCAGCAAGCCGCACAACTGGAAGCCGGTCGGCACCTATCGGCTGAGCAAGGACGGCACGCTGCAGCGCAAGGTCACGGACACCGGCTATCCGCCTCGTGACTGTGGGTGAGCGTGCACCAGCTCGTGTGGGTCGAAGCGCACGGGCCGCTGCCGGGCGGGCACGTCGTCGTGTTCAAGCCGGGGCGGCGCACCACGGACGTCGAGCGGATCACGCCCGAGGCGCTCGAATGCGTCTCGCACGCCGAGCTGATGAAGCGCAACAGTTTCCACCGCCTGCCCAAGGCGCTCGCGCACTGCGTGCAGTTGCGCGGTGCGATCACCCGCCAGATCAACAAGAGGATGTCCGCGTGAAGACGGTAGACGATCTGCGAGACCACCTGTTCGACACGCTCGCCGCCCTGCGTGACGAGAAGAACCCGATGGACATCGATCGCGCGAAGGCGATCAGCGATGTCGCGCAGACGATCATCAACACGGCGAAGGTCGAGGTCGATTTCATGCGTGCAACGGGCGCCGCGCCGAAGACCGGCTTCCTGCCGCAGGAGACGGGTGAGGACAAGCCGGCGCTGCCGAACGGCATCGTCGGCATCCGGCAACACCGGATCAAGGGATGAGGCACGCATTCTCGGGGTCGTGCTGAGGACCGCCGCATGACGAAGTCCATCGGGCGCCCAATCCTCTCTGCGAACGCGATGTTCTCCTACCTGCAGGAGCACGCCTATCGCGACGGCGACTGTCTGCTTTGGGCTGGTCCTTTTCAGAGTTCGGGCGCGCCTCAGATCATGTGGAATCGTCGGCGTTGGCTCGCCCGCCGGCTGCTCGTCACGCTCTCAGGTCGCGAGCTGCGCCCGGACGATCGCGTCTTCGACACCTGCGGGAACCGCAAGTGCATGACGCTCGCGCACCTGAAGGTCGGCACTCACGCGGTGGCAATCCGACAGCGCGCCAATGATGGCGCATACCTGTCCGGATCCAGACGCTCGCTCGTCGTTGCCATGGGCATGGCAAAGAACGCGCGGCTCGGCATCAACAAGGCGCCGGAGGTCTTCGGCCTGCGCGCGCAGGGCTGGACGTACGAGCGGATCGCTCAGAAGTACGGCGTGCATCCGTCCGCCGTTGGGCACGCGATTCACGCCTGGCGCAGGGCGGGGCTCACCGAATGGCGGGCGACGGCGTGAATGTCGAACTGTCGCCGTTCGAGCGATACCTGGCTGGCGTGCGGTCGGCGAAGCGGTATCGGAGGGGCCGGCAGTGATGCCGAATTCAATCTCCCGCATGGCGCCGAACGCCGACACGATCGCCGCCGCGCTCGGCATGCTCTGCCCGATTGGAGCGCTGTTGCTGGTCGCCATCGACCCGAAGCGCACCGAGAACAACGTCGATGGGCGCACGTTCCAGATGCCAGGCGAGGCGGAAGCCGCGACGCAGTGGGTCGTCAAGCGCAACGCCGATGGATGGAATGCCTACTGGACGCCCAACGAAGCTCGCGTCATGCACACGAAGTCGGGCAAGCGCGACATGGTGCGGGCTCGCTACTTCTGGGCGGACTGCGATCCCGACGTCTTCCGGCACAAGGGGTATGAGGCGGCACGCACACACCTCATCGACCACACGCTGCCGCTGCTGCGTTCGTCGGCCTCCATCGTCATCGACTCCGGGCACGGCCTGCAGGCATTCTGGCTCGTCACAGACGGCGCGGCTCTCACGAGCGTGCAGGAACAGCAGCGTTTCGAGGCGCTGAATGCCCGCTTGGGAATGCTCTTCGGGTCCAGCGGCACGCACAACGTCGATCGGGTGATGCGCGTGCCCGGGACGGTGAACTACCCGAACGCTTCGAAGATCAGCAAGGGCTACCCCGAGCAGCCCAGCCAGGCGCGGCTGCTCGCCGCCGACGGCATGGCCTACACGGTCGCCGACATCGAGCGCCTGGTCGAGCATGCCGAGTTCGGAGAGCGCTGGCGCGTCACGCTCGAGTCGCACCCGGCGATCGCAGCTCGCGCCGGTGGCGACCCGGCGGGGCTTGCCGACCGCAGCGGCTCGGCCATGGACCAGTCGATGGTGACGATGCTCGCGCTCGTCGGCTGGGATCTGGCGGACATTCGCCGGGCGCTCGATCGCTGGGAGCACGGCTCGGTCTCGGGCCGCTCCCAAGGGGATCGGTACTGGGATCGGATGTGGGCGAATGCGGTCGCGATGCGCGATCGCAAAGCACCGGAGGTCGCGATCGACCTGCCGATCGCCGAAGGCGACGATTACCCGCTCGCCTACGTCTGGGCCGACGACATCCGCGATGTGGAGATCGTCGACGAGCTGGTGGAGGACACGATCACTCGCGGCGCGATGTCGGTGCTCTACGGTGAATCGAACACGGGAAAGTCGTTTCTCGCGATGGATATTGCCTGCTCGATCGCCAGCGGCACGAACTGGATGAATCGGCGAGTCGAGCAGGGCCTGGTCGTCTATCTCGCCGCCGAGGGCAATCGGACCATTCGCAACCGGGTGCGCGCCTACGAACTCATCAATGGCCGCAGCGTGCCGAATCTGATGATCGTGCTCACCCCGGTGAACCTGCTCAAGCGCGGCGCTGACATCGGCGCCGTGGTCAAGCAGGTCCGCATGGCTGCGGCCGAGCGAGGGATGGCGGTCGAGC